TGGTATTTTTAGTGGAGGCGGTGCTGGTGCGTATGTAGAAAGTGTAGTATCTGTTACACCGGCAACTACAATGTCAGTTGTAGTTGGAACTTCTGGAGCAGGTGGAAACAATTCTGCGGGTGGAAATGGTGGTAGTAGTTCTTTCGCCGGATTAATTGCCCGTGGAGGGTCAGGAGCAACATCTGGAACAGGTGGCGCAGGCGGCATTGCCAGTGGAGGAACTATAAATTTGAATGGTTGGAATGGAACGGCACCATCTCCAGTATTTACATTAGCAATCGGCGGCCCTTCGCCATATCTAAATTTTGGTGCTGGTGGAACTTTGCCAGGAACTACGTCTGGAAGTATTGGTGCTGTGATTTTATATTATTAAAATTTAATGCAACGTTATGATTTACATTCTATTATATTTGGAATCACTGAACACAGTGATATAAAACCTACAAATATATTTGAAATAGGAAGTTTAGATGGTAAGAGTTGTAAAGTTCTTGCTGATTATTTTAAACTTCCTGATAATAGATGTTATGTGTTTGATGCTAATCCTGACGCATCATCTCAAATAATACAGTCATATCCAAACATGAATGTCTATAATAATGCAGTATCTAATGCTACTGGTTCTTTGACATTCAATATTGATATGGATAATGTTGGAGCATCATCATTATTAAATTCTTCGGATAGTAATAGAAAAATCAAAAAAATTATGGTAGATTCTATAAGAATGGATGATTTTATAACTTCCGAACAAATTACTTCGGTTGATATTTGTAAATTGGATTGCGAAGGCGCTACATTGGAAGTATTGAAATCATTTGGTCAAAATATTACAAAGTTACAATCAATTCAGATAGAAGCGGAACACGTATCTATGTGGAACAATCAAATTTTATATCCAGAAATAAAAGAATGGTTGGAAAAAAATGGATTTGTTCAGATAATTTTTACATTATTGCGAGGTAAACAGAGTGATAGTTTTTGGTTAAAAAAAGACCGAATGCTTCTATAAATACTGAAAATTACATAAAAGTCTAACAAACATCCATACGTTTCTATTTATAGGCGTATGGATATAGACTTAGAACTGTATGACGGTAAATCCTTTAAGGATTTGTGTAAAGATATTGTCACGAATCAATCTGGCCGCAAAGAACAGATTGAAATCATGATTTCTGATTTGCGTCCTATGATTAAAACTCTTAACGACGCAATTCAGGTAGTCCCACTTATCAAACAATACATTGATGCTGGCATTTCAAATGACGAACACCTTGTCAAACTGGCACAAATCTGTCAAAGAATTCTTTCTGCACAAGCCAATTCAGAAGCCGGTGGTGGTTCTTTGGGATTGACAGAAGAAGAAAAGAAAGAATTGATGTCTTCCATTAATGATATTGCAAATGCTGCTCCTGTAGAAGTAACTAAGGTGTCATCCAAAGACAAATAATTATGGCATACTGGAATAGAAAAACTAGCAATTCTTCTCCTTCATTGGATACTACAGCCCTGTCCACAAGACATGGTAGCCGTTCTTCTATTACCGACGAATTCTATGAAATTGAACCGGCAATTGTCTTGGATATTATTCTTGACAAAAATCATTCCTATTTTACCAGCAAAAGTTTTAAGTTAAATCCTGACCAGTGGCCGGTAGATGTGAATGGTAAACCGCCTCTTAAAACCGACCCTGATTATACTTGGGTTGGTAGAGCATTAGTAAGACTCGTTTACAGTCAGGCGAATGTTGAAAAGGAAAATTTGATTTGGGCAATGCCACTTGAATCAAACATTTCAGAATATCCTGTATTAAATGAAACCGTTGGTGTAGTATTTTATCTCGGTCAATATTACTACACAAGAAAAATTAACACATTCAATACTGTTAATGCAGATGCTGATTTTAATGCAGAAATAAATTCAGGTGGATTTAGAAGCACTCCAAATGGAATAGTTCAAGGCAACCGTGAATTAATTCTCAACACAAATGACCCATCAATTCCTTATGTCGGCCCACAATCAAAACTGAATATTCTTGGTAGTGTTGGATATGCCGGTGCATTAGGAAGATATTTCTTTTACAATCCACGAATCCGTTCCTTAAAACGTAGAGAGGGGGATTTGGTGTTTGAGAGTCGTTTCGGTCAATCTATACGATTTGCATCATATGATGACAACAGAAACAACGATAAAGGATACAGTTCGGATTTTAGTGGTTATACTGATTACAAAGGAACAGGAATAACAAATCCATTTTCAAAGACGGAAGCCGGCGGCGGTAATCCTATGGTTTTAATAAGAAACCGTCAACGTCCTCTTGATAAAAACAATCCAGATGAAAAAAACGTAGGTGGATATATGTTGGAAGACATCAATAATGATGGTTCATCCATACATCTTACTTCTGGTGTAACTCTAAGTCAATTTCAACCTGCTTGTTTGAAAAAAATGTGGGGTAATGGGTCGGAAGAACAGTCTGGATTTAATGGAACTACGTCATTCAAATACCCACAACTTATTGGTGACCAGATGGTATTGAATAGTGATAGAGTCATAATTTCAGCCAAAAAGAACGAAATGTTTCAATATTCTAAGAAAAGAATGTCAATTGTTACAGATGACGAATTCACTTTAGATGCTCAAAACCAGGTCGTTATTACAACAAATAACAAAACGGTCTTAAATTCCCCGGCTATTTATTTAGGAGAGTATAACCAAACTAACGAACCTATCCTATTAGGACAGACGACTGTTAATTGGTTATTTGATTTGTGTAGTTGGTTGTTGATTCATACCCATTGGTATAAACACACCCATCCAGATGCCGGACAAGCAAATCCGCCAAAAACACAAACATCTGTTGAGGCTGCGGCTTTGATTGTGTTGCAGAATCAATTAAATTTATTAATGAGCAGAAGGGTATTTACCGTAGGTGGTGGATATGCTCCAGGACAAAATGGTGTTGGAAATGGAGCCGTTTCTATAACTATTCCATCTGGTGCCGGTGTGCCTGGAGGATGGAATGGGTCAAATAGAAAATACAGTGCGTCTGATAAACAAAGGATACAGACGGAAATTGTAGATACTCAGGCGGCGGCTACCACTGCGACTGCAAGTGCTGCCGCAGCAAAAGTATCATCAACCGAGGCGGCAGCAGCAGAAAAAACTGTGGCCGCATTACATAATAAAGTTAATGATACGGTTACAACAAATGCTTTGAAAATTGCCAAACAACAGTCGGGCTTGGCAAAAACAAATGCAACATTAGCAGCACAATATGCCGCAACTGCTAAAGCAGCGGCAGATGTAGCAACAACAACAAATAATGAAATTTTAAGAGTAGAAAAAGAGGAAGAAGCAAAAGACGCAGCAGATAAGGCAAAGTATTATGCTGGACTGGCAGATACTCAAAATAAAGCGGCCCAATCATCTGTGTCAGTTGCCCAAACCGAAGTTACAAAAGTTCAGGCTGAAAAAGCCACACGTAAGGTATAAATAACACACACAACATTATGAAAATTGATGACCTAAAAAAAGCAATAAGAACTCTCGTAAGAGAAGAAGTTAAAAAAGCCGTCGCTGAAGAAGTAAGTAAAGCGATGGGTAAAGTATTGGTTGAAATGGTTAAAGAAATAAAAACCAATGACAAACCAAGACAAATTGCCGAGGCCGTTGAAGAGCCTTTGGAAGAAGTGATTCATACAAAGAATCCAAGACTTAATTCAGTATTGGCAGAAACGGCTAGATATTCTCGTCCAATTCCAAGAACCGATTTGACAGCAAACTTGGCTGAATTGATGGGCGGCGGCTTTGACAAGGTTGGACAAGCAGAAGAAGTATCATACGAAGAACAACAACGTGTATCTCCTACTCCTAAACCAGCAACATCTTTTGCCGGCCCATCAAAAAATATGGATTTCCTAAAACAAATGGTTGGAGACTCGCCAATGATTCCACAACAAAAATCGGTATTGGATTCGGCTGCCGTTCCTGATGTTCTAAAGAATGTATTCAAAAAGGATTTTAGAGCCGTAATGAAGAAAATTGATGAAAATAAACAGACCGGCGGCGGTGGAGGTTTCATTGACCCAAGTAGGGTATTTGCTGGATAATTTATGTCGAGAATAATAAAAACAATACAATCAAAAGCATTGGTAGCCAAACCGATTGGAATCACTTTGCCTATTCAAAATGGTAATAGTGGGTTCTTTGACCAATCTTTTGATACTATGACACAGGTTAAGAATAACATAATTAACTTGTTAAATACTCGTCAGGGCGAAAGAAGGTTCCAACCAACATTCGGAACAAGATTGTGGAATTTGGTATTTGAACAGAACCAAGACACTCTTAGAGAACAAGCAATTAACATCGTCAGTGAGGATATTGCGTCGTGGATACCTAATGTGACGGTCAACGATATTACCGCAAATCTATTAACAAACACCCAAATAGCCAGTAATGCCGATATTTATATGTTACAGATTGCGGTAACATTCACGGTAAACTTGACAAAACAGACGGATACTGTGGTTGTAACGATTAAAAACACGACGATGTAATATGGCAACAACAATACAAAAATCATTTCAGCCAGGCAGTAAGGACGTAAGATATCTTAACAAAGATTTCTCATCTTTTCGTGAGAATTTAATCAATTTTGCTAAGTATTACTACCCAAATACCTACGCAGACTTTAATGATGCTGC